GAATAGATTTTTACCGCTTGAAAACAGGGCAATTAAGTCGCGAGGAATGGCAGTTAGTGAATGAAAAGGTCGGCGAATTAGAGCGGTTAAACCTATCAATCGCAGACAGTCACAATGTCAGAAATCTCAATACAATAAAATCGCTTGCTCGCAGGCAAAAGCGCAAAGGAGATTTAAAACTTCTGATTATCGATTATTTGCAGTTGATTGAAACCAACATGAAGTTCGGAACGCGAGATTTGGAAATCGGATATATTACGCGTAACCTGAAAAGCCTTGCAAAAGAGTTGAATATTCCGATTATTCTTTTGGCTCAATTAAACAGACCGACAAAAGGGGCAAAGGTCGAAATTCCGCGCTTGCACGATTTACGAGAAAGCGGAAATATTGAACAAGATGCCGATGTTGTAATTTTTCCACACCGACCAACGTACTACGACAAAGAAGCGCACGATGATAACGGAAGTTGGGAGAACAAAGGGTTTTTAGTTATCGCTAAACACCGCGAGGGAGCAAAAGACGACTATGTGATGTTTTATCACGATGAGCGGTTTAAAAAGATTTGGGGCGAGGAGAATAACGGATTTAAACCCAATAATTATCCTGTCGGTAAACATTTGGAACGAGACAGAAAAAGACGATAATTTGCCGTATTGATTAACTATAAAAGTTTGAGGAGATAAAAAAACATGGATAATCACTTACATTTATTGCTTACACTTGTTTCGATAAGTTCAGGAATACCAACCTGCGAAATAAAAGGAAAATCACGCCGTGCTGATATTTGCACGGCAAGGCACATTTTTTGTTATTTGGCTCGAAAGGAAAAATACACCTGTAAAGAAATAGGAATAGTTATCGAAAAAAGCCATTCAAATATCATTCATTCCTGTCGATTGGTCGAGGATATGATTTCTATAAATCAGAAAAATTATACCGATTTGATTGAAAAAATATTGTTAGCACAAAAAAATGTTAAAAATGAAGTTTTTTGAGAAATAATTGGCAGAAAGCTTGTGCAATAAACAAAAGTTTATTATTTTTGCAATGTCAAAAAGGTATTAATAGATTTAATAAGAGAAAAAATGAAAAAACATGTATCAAAAGAGAGAAAAAAAATTGAAAATGAATTGCTTTTTTACCTGCGAAATCACAGATTTTTTGCTTCAAGATTTAGATATATTGAGGATTATAATGCAATAATCAACGACATTATCGAAAAACTAAAATCAGACATTTAAAAATCAGTTCCCCGAGAAATCGGTGGACTTAAAAAAAAATATTCTTATGACAACAAAAGAAAAATTTGAAAATCTAAAAATGCGTGATATTAACGCTGCATCAGACTTAGAGCGCGACATAATTCACATTGAACTTGAAAAGTTGGCAGACCAAGACCCCGAAGGTTTTGAACGAGCCGTAATGGAAAGTGCGAGAAAAACACTTGCCGATGCAAAGGAATTGAAAATCAAGGAACAGTTAGCGCAAGTATCTGAAATGATTTCGATGTCGTACATTGCAAGGCGTTATTTCAAGAGGTCTAAAAGTTGGTTGAGCCAACGAATTAACGAACTTGATGTGAACGGAAAACCAGCAAGGTTTCTGCCCGATGAGGTTGAAACTTTGAATTTTGCAATTAAGGATATATCCAGAAAATTAGATACAGCTCGCATTTCTTACTAAAAAATGCCTTTTTGACAAAATGTATCTATTCGACCTCGCCATTTTTCGGCGGGGTTTTTTGTTTACAATAGTTGTAAAAAAAATCAATGGTTAAAGCCACTAAAAAATTATTTCTCCTGCAAAGTTAGTTTTGTTCCGCATTTTGGGCAGTTGATTGTATTGCTCGGCTGCTCAAACAGTTCTGAAACAGAAACCCCCATCGCGCCTGCTAACTTCTGTATGTTTTCTAATGTTGGATTTCCCGAAATAATCCGATACAAACTCTCCCTGCTTAACCCCATTCTTTTAGCAAGGTCTGTTTTTGTTATTCCTTTCTCTTTTATAATTTCGTCAATATATATCATAACACATTATTTTTAAAGGCGCAAAGATACAAATGTTTTTTATGTTGACAAAATAATTCTATGTGATAATAAAAACATTTACGTTTTAACTTTTTTTGTGAGAAACAATTTGTAAGCATAGATATTATCATTTATCTTTGCACTGTCAATACTAATAATAACAATTTTAAAAACAAAGAAAAATGAAAACAATAAAAATAGCAAACAGCGAACTCGCAGTAATAGGTAGCACTATTTTAATCACTATTAATTTAAGCGAAAAAAACAATCCAAAAATAACACGTGGCTCTATTCAGGTTTTAGACAAAGAAAACGAAAAGAAATACGAGAGTTTTCGTGAAAAGCATTACAATTTCTTTACAGACGAAAACGAGAATTTTATACTGTCTGAAAGCGAATTTCTATCATTTTACAAAGAAAATGCAGAAAACAGAAAAATGCTCGAAAAAACTATAAACAACAAATAAAAAATTAGAAATTATGAAAAGAGAAAATTTAAGAAGCATAATGCAAGATGCGCATCGCTTCATCAAGATTACAGGCATAAACCTTTCAGAGGCTTTAAAAAAGGCTTGGTCGGTTTTTAAGTTGAAAATGCAAATGACAAAAGGTATCGTAAAATTCTACTTTCAGAAAGTGGACGGCTCGATTAGAGAAGCATACGGCACATTGGCATTAAATTTAGTACCTGCTATCAACAGTAGTGATAATCGTAAGAAAAACGACACTGTACAGGTGTATTTCGACACCGAAAAGCAAGAATGGCGGTGTTTTAAGAAATTGAATTTAGCAACTATTTAAATGAAAACAATAATGTTCAAAACTTTTCAAGAAAATATTTTGAAACAAACTATTAATCAAGTAATTTTGCACTAACAATCAAAACTATTAAATTCAAGAAAATGAAAATCTTAACACTGAGTATCAAACAAAAGTATTTTGACGATATTTTAGCGAAAATAAAAACGTCAGAATTTCGAGAAATACGACCTGCAAATTTCAAAAAGTACGCGCGTCTTGTTGTCGGTGGAAGTTGGGACAAAAAAACAGGCAAGTATTTAGGCGGTGGCAAAGAATACGAAAACCCAAAAGAAGCACCGGATAACGGCGAAAATTGGGGTGTTATTGCAGTCAAGTGCGATGCACTGAAACTTATAACAGGCGCGTACAATCTGCCAAAACGACCGTATTTGACTATCGAGGTCAAAGAAGCGTGGGTTGACTTGCTATTAGATTCTGAAAAAAAAGACGAGTATTTAATTTTGACTGACGAAAAAGGCGAAGAGTACATCGCAGCAGAAGTCGAATATGTATTAGGTGAAATTTTGGAAAAACAGCTATACGAATAAAAAATAGCAAATATATAAGTATAGCAGAATTTACGCATAAATTTTATGCGTGTTTTCTGCTTTTTTGTTTAACAATTTAAAATTTACAATTATGCCTCCAAGAACAACATTTGCAACCTCTGGAAACAGAGGCGGAAGACAGTCCGCAAGCACATCAAGCGGCGGAGCAATCGGGCGCGGCGGTCGATTTATTTCTCGAAATCAGCGATACCGCGATGTGCGCGCCTCTTTGGGAATGGCGACCGGATGAACAAGCTCGCAAACACGCAAAACATTATTCGCTCGGTCAGCGAAAAATCCGACCGAGCAATTTTGTTTTTCTCTTGCGGAAAAGACAGTTTGGCGTTGCTTGATATTATGCACCCTTATTTCAAAGAGATAGTCTGCGTGTTTATGTATTTTGTAAAAGATTTAGAGCATACAGATAAATACTTGCGATGGGCAAAAACAAAATACGGCAATGCAACAATAAAACAAGTTCCGCATTGGAATTTAACCTACATTCTGCGAAGCGGGATGTTTTGCGCCCCAAATCCGAAAGTGAAATTAATGAAACTCGCAGATATCGATAATGCGATTAGAGCGAACACAGACATTGATTATTCATTTTTCGGAATGAAAAAAGCAGACGGAATGAACAGGCGGTTAATGCTGAATACCTACGAAAACGGTATTAGTAATACAAACAAGGTTTACCCGCTTCAAGACTGGACAAACAGCGACATTTTGATGTATTGTGAACAAAAACGACTTCCAAAACCAATCCGATATTCAAAAAACGCTTCGGGCGGTGTCGGCTTCAATTTGGATTGTTATTTATATTTACGCGAACATTACCCGAATGATTTACAGAAAATTCTAAAAACATTTCCGCTTTCTGAAAAAATACTAATTGATTACGATAACAAAAATCAATCAGAATGAGTAAAGAAATCAATCAAATAGAGGTTGTTGAAATAAAACGCTCGCAAATAAATTTCGCGCCGTACAACCCAAAGAAGCACACTTCCGAAGCAATAAAAAAGCAACTGAAAAATTTATTGCGTGTGGGTTATCTCGGCGGTGTTGTGTGGAACGAAACAACAGGGAACATAGTCAGCGGACACAAGCGCGTAATGGCTTTTGATTTACATTACAAATATGACGGAACAGCAGAAAAAGACTATACGATAAAAATTGGTCGTGTTGAAATGGATGAGAAAACAGAAAAAGAGCAAAATATCTATATGGATGCTCGCTCCACAAACACAGAACAAGATTTAGACCTTATTCACGATTTACTTTCTGATATTGACTACAAAAACGCAGGATTAACAGACGAAGATATACAATTTATCGGCGCGGACTTCAATTTCGGGAATAGCGAAGTTGAAGATATTTCAAACGCCTTTGACGAACTTAACGTTCCGCTGCAAGAAAAAAAGCAAGCCGTCAAAGAAATGAAAAAGCAAATTAGAGATAATGCCGATGAAAAAGCAAAAAATCTAATTTCATACGTTGTTTTAAATTTTGACGATTTCAAAACCAAACAAGCATTTATGCAGCGTTTCGGATTTGAGAAAAACGAACAATTTATCAAAAACGAATTATTTTCAGAAATGATAGAAAGGGTTGAATAATGGCAGGCAGAAAACCAAAACACGACTTTACCGACCAAGACAATTTATTGATTGTCGAGGGATTGGCGCGTGATGGGTTTGACAACAAAGACGTAGCGGCATATTTTAACTACGAGGAAACGTATTTTTCAAATCTTGTTAATTCTTTACCCCAATTATCCCAAGCATTAAAAAGAGGTCGCAAACCGCTTGAAATAGTTGTTGAAAATGCGCTATACAGACGTGCAACAGGCGGAATAAAAATAAAAACGCAGGTAAGGCGATTTCTTGAAAAACGGTGTTTTTGCGATGGCTCTGACAAAGAGTGTGAAATTTGCAAAGGCACAGGAAAAGAAATGATTACCGACACAGAAATTGTACAAGAAACAATCACCGAACTTCCGCCCGACACAGGCGCGGCGGCTCTTTGGTTGAAGCAGAAAAAGTCTGATATTTGGAATAAGCAGCCAATAAAAATTGAAACAACAAGCGGTGAAAACGACCAACAACCACCAAAAATTGAGCTTCCCGATGGAGCAATGATAGAGATATGATAAACGCTGATTTCATAAACAGACCAAAGCAGTATGATTATTTTTTAAAATCATTAGCAGCGGCGCAACACAAAAACGATTACAAAATTCTGTGTTACGGCGGTGCTGTGCGCGGCGGAAAAACATTTGGCACGCTATTGATTTTGCTTCGTTTATGCTCTATTTTCCCAAATAGCAGATGGCACGTTATCCGAGAGGATTTTCCGAAATTAGAAAAAACATCAATTCCAAGTTTTGAAAAAATCGTAGCAGGCTCAAAAAATTGGTCTGTCTCTCGGAAAACAGGCAATTATCATTTCACACACAAAAACGGCTCAAAGATATTTTTTGTTTCCGAGAATATAAAAATAGACCCGAATTTAGATTGGATGCTTGGTTTGGAAACTAACGGTATTTTATTGGAACAAGTCGAGGAATTAAGCGAAAAAACGTTCAATATGGCTTTGAGCCGAACAGGTAGTTGGTATTTGCCGAAAATGCCTCGCGGATTGATTTTTATGACATTTAACCCTACTCAAACGTGGGTAAAAAAGAGAGTTTACGACAAATGGGCTAACGGAACACTTCCGCTAGAATATCATTTTCAACCGGCACTTCCTACCGACAATCCAAGCGTAACGCAAGACCAATACGCAGGTTGGCAAATGATGCCCGAAAGGTATATAAAGCAGTTTATTGAGGGCGATTGGACTGATTTTGACGGAGAGAGCGACCGTTGGCTTTTTGCATTTTCAGAGAAAAACCACACAGGAAAAGTAGATTGGAACGAAAACGAGCCAACTTACTTGTCGTTTGACTTTAATAGAAACCCGATAACCGTTTCCGTATGGCAGCATTACGGCGGAATAATAAGAGGAGTGCGGGCAATAAAAATACACGATGCTACGATTTACAGCCTTTGCGCCGAAATAGAAAAACATTTTCCAAACGCATATTTTTTTGTTACAGGCGATGCTTCGGGAGACGTGAAAACAACAATGAGTAGTTTAAGCAATTTTGGCGTTATCAAGAATTATTTTAAGTTAAGTGAAACGCAAATGCAGGTTTCAAGAGCAAATCCAAGATTAGAGGACAGCAGAATGTTGTGCAATTCAATATTTGAGAAATATCCGATTATTCTCGATAAGGATAATTTCAAAGATTGTATTTCTGATTACAAAAATTGCAAGGCAAAAGCAGATAACACAATTTTAAAAGACAACAGAAATAAGGCTGGGCAACAGGCTGACATGCTTGACAATACGAGATATTATATTCACAGGTATTTCGCTAATTTTATGAAATTTTTTGCTCAATCATAACTCAAAATGAACATAAATCAATCAATATGACAACAAGAAAAGCAAGAAGAACAATAATTTGTAAAAATTGTAGGTTTTGGCGAGCGCACGGACAATTAGGATTTGGAAATTGTCAAGAATTAAGAAATGGAGTGCATATCCGAATTTCGGGAACAAGGCTTCAAACGAATGAATTTTTTTCGTGCCGGTATTTTAAAAAAATAGTTGAAAATCATACAGAAAATCAAGAAAATGGAAATTCTGATAACAGCATTGAAAATTAGTCTAATTTGCACGGCTATATTCGCTTCTGCTTGGCAAGGGATGATTTTTTGCAAGCCGAGAATTTGTGCGCAAAAGTTAATTAGGCGCATAATTCTGACATTTTACAAGCAAATCAAGCGAAAAATGATACATACACGCGCTGTTAGCGCTTGCATTTTGAAGCCTTTTGTCGGTTGTTTGATTTGTATGTCGTCCTTGTGGACTTTGGCATATTGGCTCGTTTTCGGCGGATTTAATCCAATAATAATGATTTTGCTTGTAGCAGGAACAAACACCGTGATAACCGCGCTTATTGCACCAATAATACCCGATGAAGCAGATAATTGAAAAATATAATTTTTACCACTATTCAACGCAGTGTTATTGCGTTGGCGGCGGAAAATACTACAAAAACAATGATTACCCGAACTTAAAAATCCTACTCAAAGCAGGATATGGAATAATCAGAGTTTTTGGAGTAGAAAAATACAAAACAAAAAATGAAATTGATTTTGAAAATAAATTACAGGAGTTTTTGAAATGAAAACGAGAAATAAAAAATTATTCAACCGCTATATGCGCGGTGCGTGTTTAGATGACTTTCAAGAAAATGACTATTTCGATAACCCAAAAATCGAGAAAAGAAAAATGAAATTTAAAAACAAAAATTATGATTAAAAAATTCAAAAACTTTTTCAAAAAACTATTCAAGCGAGAATTTAATTGGAAAAAATATTTTCCAAGCGAAAAGCACATTATCGAAAAAGCATTTGAAGTCGGCGGTGTGCAATACTACCAATTTACCGACATTTTCAACCTGCCATACGAGCGCGGTTTGTATTCTTTGGCTGTTTACGAGGAAACGCGAATGAAATGCGATGCCGAATACTTGCAAAAACACTACAAAGCCACAAAAAAGATTTTGAGTGCTGATAAAATAGACATTTTCAAAATCAATGCGCTAAACGAACAGTTGAACGAGCGACTGAGTATGTCCTTTGACGTTGATTTGCTTTATAAATTGGCTTCGATAGTTTTTTTCGACAAAAAAGAAAACCCCGCTTTGTACGACTTAGAGTACTGCACGCGAAAAATCGAACATTGGAAAAAACACAAAGGCGTTGCGGATTTTTTTTTGCAACAGCCGCTTCGGGATTTGATACCCTATTTAGATACAGTCGAAGTAGATTTAGATACTTATTCGGAGCTGAATACGAGCCTGGACAAAATACATTCGGAACGTCTGTCTATGTGAAATTACAAGAAACATTAGATAGTGTTGAACACTTTAAAAAGATTTTGAAGCAGGAAAACATCGATTACAAAGAATTTACTATTTACGAGTTCTTTTTTAATCTTAACGAGGCATTAAAGCCTAAAAAACAACAAAAACAATGAGCAATAACATTCTGATTAACGTAAACGCCGAAACGCAAGGATTAGACGAAGCAAACGCTAAATTGAAAAAATTGAGCGAAAGTGAGCAACTTATTTTGCAGGACATGAAAGATTTGAATGTTGAGCGAAACAAGGCAAAATTTTACGCAAAAAGTGTTCAAGAAGCCGAAAAAGCCAGTCGTGAATACGGCAAAATGATTGAAACCAACAGGGAAAGATTGATAAATGTGCGAAAAGAGCAGGATAAAGTCCGAAAATCAATCGAGCAATTAAGCCAAGCGCAAAAAGCAATGCCGGGCGAAGCGGTTGTTAATGCAACGACAAAATCATTTCAAGCAATGCACCGCGAAATTCAAAACAATATTCGTTCAATGAAAGCGGCGGGTGCATCGGCTCAGGAATTACAGCCATTTATTGACAAAGCAGGTGAATTGCATAAAATTCAGTTGGACGTAAACCGCGAATTGCGAAATATGGCTTCAAACACACAGGGTTTTGATATGGTTGTTGATGCAACGCAGTTGGCGGCGGGCGGTTTCTCTGCATTACGCGGAACAATGGCACTTTTCGGGACTGAAAACGAAAATCTACAAAGGACAATGATGCAATTGCAGGCGGCGATGGCACTTGTTGTCGGATTGCAACAAGTCGGCAATAAACTGCAAACAGGAAGCAATATAATGCGTGCCGTTGCATACGTTCAAACAAAAGCGCTTGCAAAAGCCGAAGCCGCGAAAGCGGTTGCCATAAACGCGGGAACAATCGCAACTATAAAAGCAACCATCGCGCAAAAGGTTTACAATAAAGTTGCGAAAATGAATCCAAAATTACTGCTTGCAATGGCGATAATTTCAGTTGTCGGCGCGCTCGGTTTGTTTATTGCTTCAACTCGCCGAGCATCAGAGGCGCAAAGAGAACTAAACGATGAAACACAAAGAGGAAATCACATTCGACAGCAATTACAGCGAGATATGGAGTTTAGCGTTGAACTCGCACGAGCAGAAGGGCGCGCATTACAGGAAATTTTGGAAATCCGCAGAAAAACAGCACAACAACAGTTAGAGATAGCGGAAAATTCTGTCGAAAGGCTTACAAACGCTATTCACGAAATCGAGGACAAAGGTTGGATGCGCAGGAATGTTTGGAGCAGGCGGCGTTTAAATCGAGAGAGAAAAGAACTGCGAGAGCATTTAGACGAACAAACACAAGCCGTAGAAACATATTGGAACAGAATTGTGAGAACTTACGAAGAGGCAACCATCAACACAACACGAACATTGCGCGAAGCAGAGGAACAGCGACAGCGTGAAATCCAACAAGCACTTGAAAGGCGTAGGAATGAAATTTTAAACGCTGAGCGCGCTTTGCAAGATGCACGAATAAAAGCCATTCAAGACACAGAAGAGCGCGAAATCGCAACCTTGCAACTCACTTTACAACGCCGTTTAGCTGAAATAAAAGGCAATTCGCAGGCTGAAATCGATTTGCGTGTACAATTAGAGGAAAATGCGCAACGAACAATCGCTGAAATCAGAGAAAAACACGCCAAGTTGCGCGAAAAAGAGGAGCGCGACAGTCTCATAAAAGAGCGCGAAGCAATCCATAACGCCGAAATACTCGAGCTTACAAAAATGCTTGAAAAAGGCGTTTTGACACGCGAGCAATTTAACGACAGAGTGAACGAGCTTGAACTACAAACACTCGAACATCGGTTACAACTCCGCCGCGCGTTTGGCGAGGATACAGTAGATTTAGAAATTCGCATGTCGGAACAGCGAATAAGAATTGCCGAGAAAGAAAACGAGAGATACGAGAGGTTTATGCGCGAGAGAAAGCAAATGTTACAGGATTTATATCGCGCTTCTGCCGATTTGTTTATGGATTACCTCGACCTTATCAATAAACGTCAAATCAACAGCTTGCGCCAACAGCTCGATAATTTAAACAACTTCTACACAACCGATGTTGAACTTGCGCGCAAAAACGCTAACATGAAACTCATTACCGAAGAAGCATTGGCGCAAAAAAAACTCGAAATCAATCGGAAAATAGCAAAAGCCGAAAGAAACCAAGCATTGTTTCAAGCAAAAATAGACGGATTTGCAGGCGTTGTGAGAGCATTGAGCGCAATGCCGCCGCCGTTTAATATTGCGCTTGCTGCTATTACAGCAGCAGCGGTAGCGATACAAATTGCGAACATAAAATCACAACCTTTGCCCGGGTATTGGAAAGGTCGCAAAGGCGGAAAAAGGGAATTGGCGCGAGTTGGCGAACACGGCACTGAATTAATGTATGACCCGAATAGTGGAGTAATGAAACTGCTGAAAAAAGGCACGCACTATTTACCAAAAGACAGTTCTATTATGCCGGCACACGAAACAGCGAGAGCATTGCGAGGCGATGTAAATCTGTTTGAAAAATGGAATATGCCAATTCCGAAAACAGACCGGTTAATCCCGCAAATGCCAAATGTTCCGATTGAAGTTGTAAACAGAAATTCATATCCAAAACAAGAACGTATCGATTATGACAAATTCGGAAAAGCAGTAGGAAAACACATGCGTTTCCCAAACAACAGTGTAAATGTCGTTGTGAAAAACAGAAGTGTGGTAGAAACACAAAGACTGCCAAGACAAAAAACGTAGATTGCACCAAGTTAAAATGAAATCAACTTCGTAGCAGTCGTTGAGTAATCATATTAAAATCCGTTAAAATTCAGTTGCAGACTGCTACAATATGGCAACTTTATTTTTTCGGATTTTATTTTAAAAACTTATTAATTATGCCAAATCAAATTTTTAAACACTTCCTTAATGGAGTGGAAATCAAAGAGCCGAAAGGATTTGACAACTTCAAAATCAAATTAGAACGTTCCGACCATCACGGAATTGAAGAAACAGACGCGTTAAATCCTGATACAGGTCGCGGTTTTCAGCTCGAATTTTGGGACAAATATCCGCGAGAACTGATAATGTCGGCACTTCGCGAGGACATTGAGCGCGATATTTTGTACGAGTATTTTTACGCGCCCGATTCAAAAACTCCGCTTGAATTAATTTATTCGGCGTATATTGATTTAGTGAATGTGAGTATAAAACATTACCCTTACTGCTCGGTTTTGTGTTCGCTCCGACCATCAAGCGAAATAATCAATTTCTACAACCGAAAAAATACAACGGTTGATTTGAGACGCCAAGAGCGTGATTTAAGCGGAAATCTGATAACAGGATATTCGGGCGGAAAAGAAATTGAAATTCCGAGTAAGGCGATTAGGTTGACGAACAAATATACACAGACGAATGGCGATGAAATTATAGTATCATTAGGTCAAGAATTATCATCGGGATTTGCGATAGGAGCAGGGTTTGACACGAAAAATTTAAACGAGATTAGTGCGGATAGTTCAGGATACTCTTTTTCAAGAAATATACACAGCAACAATATCGGAAACTTGTTTTTAAACACAAGCTCAGAAACAGGCAATGTGCACTCGTTTTCTTTGAAAGTTGCATTTGATTTTAGGCTCGCATTTATAGGAATTGAGAAGGCGACATACCACACAGTGTTGCGAATGTTTATAAAAGACGAACATCCTTTGGATTTGATTACAACAGAACATGTCGAACTTCAACTAATCAACTCTGGCATTAGAGGCGGAGCGGTAGATGTAAGCGTATCTGTTGTGCCACAATCGGGCTTTCCGCGAATAGAGAAGATAGAAAGAATTAGCCTTATTACCATTGTTAACACTAGCGAGGCGTTCTCGCAAACTGGATGGCTACGCGTTACTCCAAGCACCGAAAATTTTATAAAAATCCAAGTCGATACCCAAAAACCAGCTTCACACTCAAATCTAATTCTCGTACACGAAGCACTTTCAAAACTGTCTGAAATTTCAAGCGGAACAACAGACGGAAAAACATTAACGGTCAAATCGGATTGGTACGGTCGCTCAGATAGCGATAAAAACCAACTACCATTCCGTCCGCCCACTCCTGTTGCTTTTCCACAATTTGGCGGTGGTGCGCTGAAAGGGTTTTTAAGCGGTTTTGAGCTG